CTGAAATGTCGACGGGTCAACTGCACGCATCAATTGCAAAGGAACATATGGGCAGTAGAACAAACCTGCATCAAATGCCGATGCGCCGCGATATCCAACCAAGCAGAATTGATCGTTAGAACCGTTAGCCATATATGGGTCGATATACACTTTATACTTGCCATTCAACACACCAGCAAATGTCGATGAAGAATCATCCACATTCAATGAACCACCACCCAATGCCTTACCGGTATCAAGTGTTCCAGCCATTGACAATGCAGATGCGACGTCTGCAGAGCAAAGGATAAAGTTAGCGCGACCACGACGTGTCGTTTGAGCAACACGGTTAGCTTCACGTTCGATCTGGAACATCAAACCTTTGAAACGCTCAACTGACCAACGACCGTTTGCATCTACGTCCAAGTCAAATGTACCTGGGGTTGTCGTTGTTTCAGCGCCTTGCTTAGCAATCTTGTACACTGTACGGATAACTTCACGATTGATTTCAGCAAGAATCTCGTTTGAGAGGATGTTGCTCAATTCACCTTCTGCATCGAGACCATGAACTGCTTTCAAGTCTTGAGCAAGTTCGATGCTGTATTCTGCTTTCAATGCACGGCTCTTAGCAGTTACAGTGAACTTGTCAATGTAGAACGACATTTCCTGTGGGTTAACTGTTTCAGCATTAGCTGTTGTTAAACCGCCATTGTTGTTGAAACCAGGAGTCGTATCCCATGGGCTAAGACCATTAGCTGATTCGGTCGGGCTTGAACCAGTATTAGCTACAGCAGATCCAGGAATTGGTGTAGTACCACCAACACCGGCACCAGCTGCACCAGACCAACCGGATTGAGCTTCATTGAACAGTGCTTCTGTACGGTTTGCTGCTGTTGCAGAATCAACATATGTTGACTTCAATGCGAAAACAAGACCGCTCGGTGCCGTCATTGGCTGAACGCCGCAGATGTCATAAGCGATAAGTTGTGGCATTGCACGACGAACGAGACCGATAAGCACAGGATCATAACCTTTTGCTACAGAACCGGCTGCACCATCAAATCCACCAATGGTCGACGTTTCCATCATTGTCTGACGTTCTTCGCGAAGTGCAATTTCTGTGTTCTCTAAAAGAACAGCAGTTGTTGCACGCTTGTGGCTGTCTTTAAGAGCGGGCAAGTCACTATGGTCAAGAATAGGACTCCACTTTTCAATTAGTTGTTCAGGTGTTAACATTTGTTTATCACTCCTTTATAGAATTACTTGAATTTTAGATTTCTTGATACCGCAGCAACATAAGAATTCATTACTTCATTCTCTGTTGCAATCGGTTTGTCTTCTGATACATTTGAAACACTACGACTTTGTGGGAAGTATGACTCTTTCAAAGTTTGTAGTTTTTCGGTATAATCAGCAACGGTTGTGAACTCAACATTCTCAACCAATTCCTTAAACTTTTCTGACTGTACATCTGTCAACGAATCAGCAACAGACTCAAACACTAATTGTGACTTGAGTTTAATAAGTTCACTCTGTAGTTCATCAACTTGTGTAATGAGGTTATTGGCTGCTTCGGTCAAAGATGCAATTTCTTCAGATTGCTCTTCAATAATGTCAAGTTTGTCTTCGGGAATATCGACATAGTGTTCCTTGAACAATGTCTTAAGACCATCAATAAATCCATTCACTAATTCTACTTTAATCCCGCTTTCTAAAGCAACTTGGTTTTCTTCTATCCACTGTTCCACAACAAAATTTAGGAATCCATCAACTTTATCAACCAAGTCATTTCTTACTTCTTCAACAGCAGATTCAACTAGCTGTTGTTGTTCTTCTTCAAGACGAATAATCTCTTTAGCATATTCTTCTTGTAATGCATCAATTCTTTGTTTTGCGACAGATTCAACCGCAGCTTCAAAAATTGTGGCTGCTTTTGCTTGAAACTCTTCTGAGAGCTCTTCACCCGCAAACAATGCAGCCATATGCTCTTTAACCCCAACAGGATTTTTGCAAGAACCTTTTTGAAGATCAGTTCCTTCACAATTGCGATCATTATTTTCATTTGATTCGCAACCTGTTACACCATCGTCTAATTTGCCACCTTTATCTTTTTTATCTAGGCCAACTTTAAGACGGTCATTTGCACCGTTATCTGCTGGTTCTCCTTTAGATGATTCTTCTGGAAGCTTACCTTGTCCGGCGTTATCCTTACGTGAAAGACCAGCTTTTAGTTTTGAATTTTTATTTTCGCCAGTTTCAGCTGAATCGTTATTGACAAGTTTACCAAAAGGATCTATGTCTTCGTTTACGTCAACTTTATTCTTCTTGGTTTTACCAGGATCTTGAGAGACTTCAGTGTTGTCACCACCATTGTCATCATCGTCTCCATCACCGTCTCCACCATCACCATCTTTGTCGTCGCCACTTTCTTTTTCTTCTTTTTCGTCATCTTCATCTTCATCATTGGTGATGGTCGTACCACCCTTAGTTTGGATGGTTTCTTTTTCGTCCAACTTCTCAATAGTTTCTTCGGAAAGCAAATTTTCTTCCTTATTGCTTTCCATAAGTGCCTTAATTTTTTCCTCAAGGGTCATCTTGGGTATCTCCTGTTTAATATATTTATGAACTAATACACAACTAAAGATTGTGCATTTTCCGAACTCATAGACCCGGCCAACAGCACCAGCGCCTCCTCCGGTTTTTGTTTAGAGTCCGACTTAGTTCCTAAACCAGACGTTATATTTATATAATATGGGCACATGCCCTCACTTTTCCATCAATATTATCCCTATATCGGTTAATTTCCTTTGAATATTTCCATTAACCGAGAAAATTCTTTTAGAAAAACTTCTTCATTTATTTTCTTTTTTGCCTTTTCGACGATTAGTTGTTTAATTGATCCGTCGGCAAGAATCTCAAACTCAACATTTTCTAGTATACCGTTGACAAAGCACCCGCCACCACTTGGATCTGAAACTATATCTATTGCTGTTATAAAAAAGTCATCTTTTACATGCTTATAACCATTTTTTTCTTCTAACGATCCTAAGCCGCGAGTACTAACACCGAGTTTAACTCCTTCATCAATAAGACTTTTTGCAATTTCGCCCATTGGTGTATTCATAACTTTAGCACGACCAACGACATAATTTCCTTCTAGTCTCAAGTTCTCTATAATATGAGATGCTCGGTCAAGGTTTATTGAGGGACCTTGGGGGTGATTTAGTTCACCTAAAGCACGTTTCTGGCTAATAAATTCATTATCATATTTCCTTAGGGCCTTTTCCATAACTTCGCCTGGATATATCCGACCGTTTTTATTTGGTTCATTTGCAGTTGCCCATCGGCCTTCTATAAAATATTTCTTTCCTGTTTTTGTTTGTTCGACCAAACACTCAACACCATAATCGGACAATTCTGTTAGTAGTTTCATACATTCCTCAATTGATATGATGAGTTGAATCCAGCAACCTTTGATAATTCAATTATCACGGTTCCACCGGAAGTTACAGTAGTTAAAACTATATCCTGCGTCGATTGTTCTGAAAAACCGCGGGTCTGATCGCCTATACCCCACCCGTTTCCAAACAAATTAAAAATTGTAACCGAGTTTCTTACAACTGTACAAGAGCCACCCAGTGTATATTGAATCCCGCTAATGTTTACTGACGGTGTTCCAATAGTTTGGCCCAATAAAGCGACGTCAGATTCATATGCAGTTACTGTAGCAGCAACTGGAGCCTCGGCAACAACTTTTTCCATTACAACTATGGTGTCATTAGGATTTGTTGTTGTTGTGACCGAAAGAACAGAAAACGCAGAATTATTAGATACAGATCCAGAAAGTGTAACAAACTTATTACCAACAGCTGAAGAGAAGTCTGATGCCCACGATCCGGATGCCCGAATGATTTTTCCTGTACCGCTATCACCTGCAACAAACGATATATTACCTGTCGCCGTGATTGTTATAGCCTTTTTCAGATTTATTGTTATTGTGTCGGCACCGGCAGTGGCAGTAAACTTTATCTTTGTTTTTGTGATAGAGTTACTTATAATTGTCTTAGTCGCTGTCATTTATTAATCTTTATCGTTATTTGCTGCTTTCTTGGTATCATGATACCTACCAGTTGCAACAGATTGCCATGAAACTTTGGTTGTACCATCACCAAAAATCCGAGTACTCTTTATTGATTTTTGTCCAGGGCCAACTACGGATTTTCTTAGAATAGCTTCGTTTTTCTTTCCGCGTTCAGAATCTGGATGACCTAGCATACGACCAACAGCACCTTCGGTGACGGTATTATTTAAATTGTTCATAAACGACTTTCCAATAGAGGCTTTCATATCCTCCAATCGGTCAGCCACTTTTTGAGTGGTAATGTATGAAAATTGTTCTCTGGCAGCATCGAAGTTGCCAGTGACAATCTCACTAAACATCTGTTCTATATTATCTTTCATATTTACTCCACAACTGTTTTTGATTATTTATCATTTCTCATTTCTTTGAAAACGGATACGATGAATTTAGGTTTTCACTTGGATCATCATTTTGTCTGGTTGACATTTCTCCTGCATCAGGTTCTTCTGTCCCATACGGGTCTCCATTTGGATTTTCTTGGTCATCACTCATTTCTGCAGGAACTGGCTGTGCCATTAGTTGATTTTGTCCCCAGATAGTTGCAGTTTCATCGTTTTTTTCAAGATTCATCTGAGCTTCTTCTTCTCTTATTTGCTCATCAGTCATTTTTAAAATGTCTTTTTGAAGCTTCTTTTTACTAAAGTACATACCAACAAATTGATTAGCTGTTTGCAGTAAATTTAATCTTGATTGAAATATCTCTTGATCTTTTAGTTCAGAGAAGTAGTTGTCTTTCTGGAACCTAAAGTATATGTTCTGACGTAAACTTTCCCACTCTAAATCATTACAAATGCCTTTTAGAATAAGTTGAGTTTTTAATAAGTCGTAAAATAATACAGAAAATTTTCTTCTTAGAGAGTCAATAAACTTTTGAAATTTAACTTCATCTCTAGAAATTTCTGTGGATCGCCCCAAAGAAAATCCCGTTTCCGGCTGCATACGAGAGATAGGTACGTTCAATGATTCATATAACTTCTTCTTGAAGTATTCTACGTTTTCCAACATTGACGACTGATTTTGGGCACCAGGTAAAGATGTTATTTCTGTACCTTTTCCACCGTCTCTACGTGGCATCCAGAAATCTTCCAGCATACTCATATATTTCTTATCGTCACGCACCTCTCCGGTCTTAGCATCATATACCATCTTGTTGCGATAACGATTCATAATATCTGTAACATACTGTTCGGCTTTTCCTTTTGGAAGATTTCCAACATCAATGTAAAATATTCTACGCTCTGGGGCCCTGGCAATAAAATATACAACAGTAGCATCCTCTAGCATTCTAAGCTGATTTGCAGGTCTTATTGCCTTTTGCAAATAGCTTAGAACACTGTTTGTACTATAATCTACATATCCAGAAGGAACATATACAATTGCATCTGCACTTATCCGGATATTTTGAGAATTGGTCAATGAAGATACTTGCTGCCCTTGGGCACCACTAGTGAAACCAGCATCATTGTAGATAAAATATTCTTCTACTCCTGAAATCTTATCTATTCCAAATGATGTTTTCTCTTTTTTTACTTCTTTTACTTTTCGTATCTTCGTTGCTTCAACTTGACGTAGCTCAACAATACCGTTTTTTAGATTGGCTTTATCTACAATAATATGGTAAAATAATCTACCATCAACATACCATCTGCGAAAAATCTCTGTTGACCTCGAGTTATAATCTAATAACAAAAGTATATTTTTAAATTCATCAATAATCTTATCTTTCAAACCGGGCGACAAGTCAAGATTATCAAGTATTATTTCTAGTTGGGGAGTATCACCTTCTGACGGAACAGCCTCATTTATAATATCTTGAATTGCAATATCAACCTCTGGGAAAAGTGAAATTTCCCTATATTTTGAAATTTGTTGAATATCAGATTTTACAGTTCCGTCAACGTCTAGATATACACCATAATATGCACTAGCTGAACCTGACGCAATAATCTGTGATCCATCATCAGATTGCGGCAAGGCGAAAGCGGCCGATTTATCTTCAGCCGTTTTCACCTTTGAGATATTAATGCCAAAAATTTTCATTATGTAATTTTTCAAAAAAAAGTTATATTGAAACTCCAATTCCGCCTATAGGTGTAGAAATACCAATTGTAGAGGAAATTGATGTTGCAGAATTTGTCGTTTCCCAGAATGAATATGCCAACTCAACTTGGAACTCTTCTATTTGATCATTTGCATTAAATGATAAACCAATATCCGAAATTCCTGCAGGCCATGCATCTGCAATCTTGTATGACTTTATTACTGCTCCATTACGATCAAGTTGGTGTACATTCATATCTGCAGTATAAAGAAGAGGATTTGTCAAACCAACATTATCCTTAGGATCGTTGATCATCTTCATCCAATCTTCAAATGCCTTGTGAATTGCAAAGTCAGTGTCATTTATAACAGTAACACTCCAATTTTGGAACTGACGTTCACCTGCCAACTTAACTTCTCTTCCTCTATAATAGACAGGAGCAATATTGATAATTGATCCGGGCAATGTTGTCGCTGAGCAAAGAAACTGACCTTTCCGACCAGCTTGACTTCCACCAGAGACAAATCCTGGGAAATTTAGTTCGACACGGAACTGGTTTGGTCTTGTACCACCGCCTAATAGCGCACTTTTAAATTCTAAAATAGACAAGATATATACTCCTTATGAATTCCTAGGTTTATTTTCTTCATACCTAAGTTATTGTCCAACTAATGTAGAGAAACTAACATCAGTCCTTGTGGCGATAAAGTTAAGCGTTATGTAATTAATCGAGCGAGCAGGTTTGATATAAATGCTAGCAACAAACTCGTTACGATCAATAACATCACCAGTATTATTGCTTTCATCACACACAACCAGAAAGTCGGTGATACCACGACGACCTTGGATGTTGCGAAGGAATGGTTCAACCATGTTCTTGAATTGCGCTCTTGTGAATGAATCATTGAACTCGAACAGTTGGTACTTAGCTGCAATAGCTATGGCCTTTTCAAGAACAATGAACAAACGACGAACATTAATTCTATCGAATGCACTTGGTTTCATGGTCATTGTCTTATCACCAAACAATACAACACCTTGACCAGGGAATGCCACAACTGGATTTACTGATTGTTGGTATAGTACGTCACGTTGAGCCTGATTTGGATTAAACGCTAACTTAATTACATTTTTGATGCCGCCACGGTTGAAACCACCTGGGCTCCACCATGCATCAGCAAGACGATCAACTTGAGCACATAGACCAGCAACGTCTCCATTCAAAGGCACCCAACGATACTTGTTGTTATACTTGTCAAAAATATACTTGTATCCAGAATCACATACAGCATAAGAGGAATATGTTTCTGCGATATTTAATGAATTTTTCCATGCAATAATATCTGTAACTGCTGTTGGATTACGATCAGTAATAACATCATATGTCCCGGTCTTGACAGGAGAGTAAAATACGATAGAATCTTTTCTAGGATATGCCACATTAGTCAAAATTCCTGCCAATGTAGTAACTTGTCTGTATCCTGCTGTAGGGAAAAGATTAACGTCATAGAGATCTGTATTTGAAAATACATTATATGAAGATAAAATTTCTGTTTCATCTGCTTCAATACCATCAACACCATTCTTAAGTATTGCTGCAAATGTTGGGGTTGCCGTTGATATTGGGGTAGTGAAAGAAAAATTGAATGTTGCAAATGTTGTTCCACTAGCTGCAACAGCGAATGTTTGGTTACCAACATCAATAAGTGTTGTACCGTTTGCGTTTGTTGCTAAATTAGAACCTGCCCAAATATACTTTGATTTAACATTCAATACATTTGGATAGTAAATCGACTCACCCTTGTAATCTAGAGCATCAACTGCTTTAGATAACCCTTGATATGTTTCAAGAATCTGATATTTAGTTCCAGTATATAAGCCAGTTGCATCAAAAATGATTATATGCACTTCGTCATTTTTAGCTGAACCTGCATATTTCAAAACATACGCCGATGTACCTGGCTGATATTGAAGGACATCAGCAAACGAGGAAGACATAGCTCCTGAAGTGACAAGCCCATCTGCCCATGTCTTAAATGCTGACCATGTTCCAGAATCAACAACGATAATTCCTAGATGGTTTCCTGCTTGACCCAGTTCACGATAAAAGAACTTAGCATCCGTGTCTGTTGTACCTATACCAGAATCAAATTCAGATTGATTACCAAAAGAAATTGTTCCTGTAACAGGTCCAGTTGCTGCATAAGAGTTAGTTGCACCTGTTGGTTTAGAACGAACAACCCATAACTTGTTTGTATATTGCAGAAACTGTGCTGCAGTAAACCATTCAAGATAATTTGTTTCTGTTGGTTTTCCGAAGATATTTACTAACTGTTCTTCGTTAGAAATCATAATTGGTGTATTAACTGGGCCCTTTAAGAACCTGCCTGCAATACCACCTATTCCTGTAGCAACGTTCGGGACAATGCCAGAAAAATCTTTTTCGCGGATCTCAACTCCAGGCGAAAGTAATGTCATAATACCACTCCTCTATTTTGATTGTTTCCGTGTAAGCTTAACCGGTTTGTAAAATCATTTATTGATTATTTATATATCTTCAAACGCGAGAAAATACATTGACTTATGTATTTTCCCTCAACTACGTCTAACAATACCACCATTAATAATGTTATCTGGACCTGGACCACGTTTCTTGTTACGAGCAACATATTTATTTTTTATTCTGGGAACAACTGGATCACTAGATGTTGGTGGTATTGATGCTACTACAGCAACACCGGTCCCAATATTCTCACAAATCGTTTTTACAAACATAATTTCTTCTTTAGAGGGAATGTTCTTATCCATAAAATTATTAAATCCAACAAATGTCTCATTCTCTCTTATATACTTTAAGGCGCCTGCCATAGTAACGAAAGGTTGTGCTTGTGCCCTATTTATATTGTATTTCTCAAAAAGCTGCTTTATTCTTATTAAAATCTTCATGAATGGGCTAAATGCCTTCTTCTCTTCAATAGTTTTTAGTTCTCTAGAAGGCTTTATTTGATTACCATCTTTATCTATTATTCCCAACTTAAATGCATCTAACTCAGTAAATGGAGTGAGTAACACTTTAATCACTCGAATTGCTAATTGCAAATCTATAGTGTTGTTTACTGTTAAAAATTCAGCAGGAATTGTTCCGATCGTTTTCACAGAGACCTAAGTTCTTTTACTATCTGAGGATCTAGT